GCCGGCTTCCTGCTCCAACGTCTCCAACTCAGACAAGAGCGCGATCCGGCGCCGTAGATTCGTTGCAAATCGCGAGCGCACGGCCCGCCGCTGCTCGCGGTCCAATTCCAATTCGGCTTGACGCTGACGCCGTTCCAACTCTTCGGTGGTCGGGTTCGCTTGGTTGAAAGAATCGAGAGCAGATTCCGCTTCCTGGACTTCGCTTGCGATTTCGCACAGGTTACGTCGCGCCGCCGTCACCTGTCCTTCGGCTTCCTCGTTCGCCGGGTCCAGCAAGGCATCCAACAAGCCCTCCATCTGCCGACGCTGAATCATCAACTTTTCCTTGGCGTCTTGGACGGCTTCTTCGAGCGAACGCCGACGCCGCGCGAGTTCTTTGGCCGTCGCCGCGGCTGTTTCATGAATCGATGGTTCCTCGATCGTGCTGGTCATGTGCTTTCCTTTCCTTGGTTGAATGTGAAAAATGCGCCGCGCGTTTGTTCGCCGGCTTCTTGCGGTTCCAGCCCAGCGCCTCGCAAGCCCTGGTACATATCGGCCGCTAGGCGTGAGGCGACGCCGTAACGTGCAAATTCCGCCTCTGCCTGCGCGTCTGTCGAAATCGGTTCGGCTGCTTTCGTTGGTTCACTCATCCTTGTCCTCCGGGTTTTCTTGCAGAGCACTTCTTTTTGCCGCTCCGGGTGTAGCGCTCGGCAAGTATCGTAGCTACCTGAACATCCATCTGTTCCAAAGTCGTGAGCGGCTGGCCGGCAGCTCGCCGTTTCTCCGCTTCCGCGAGAATGTCGTATGCATATCGGCACGCTTCGCGGTTTTCGAGCTCGCGCTGCTGGAAGTATCCCAACCGGCTCATGCCGTTACCGGCCCGGTCTCTCCAGAGCCCGTACTGACTCCTCCATGCTGATGAGGCCTGAAGGAAATCCCGTCTATCTGGGTGTTGTCACCGCCGCCAGATGAGACGGACGCTTGTTCGGAGGCTTGCAGGGCGATACTCGTTCCGTTTAACGTGATCCCACCCGGGCCAATAGTGACCGTGTTCCCGCTCGCGAGGAATGTGATTTCACCGGACGCCATTGAGATTTTTGTGTTGCCATCGTCGGAGCGCAGTTCGCAAGCGGTGGTCGAGTAACTGGGAAACTGAGTCGTGAACGGCTGACTCCATGGCCCCAGGATTGCGAACCCATCGGAAATACTGTGGCGGCGCTTCATGGCTTGATTATTCTGGTAACTGCCGCTCTGCCACCACGCGCTGTAGTCCATATCGGCGAAAACAACGAGGCACTCATCGCCTGACTGGATCGGAAACGTCAGGTTCCATCCTCCAGCTCGCGGCAACACGACCGGCACATCGAGGAGCGTGTCGGGAGGAACATTCGTCGGCTTACCGTTGAGCCGCACGTTTTCTTTGACGGACAGAGTGACCGTGACAGTCTGCTTTACGGGATCAAACTCCTGGACGATGCCCGGCATCGCTACGCGTATGTCGTGACTCACGTTTTCGGCGACTTGCCTGAAGAGCGCGGGTGAAATCCCGTTGCGCTCGGGAATGGTCTGACCGTATTCAGGCCACTTCCTCTGTTGCACCGGGGCTGTTATGGTCCCCGATATGTCTGGCGTGCTCATTGTGTGTTTGATTGCTCCTTTACGTTGCAAATGACCAGTTCGAAGTCAGGCAGTTCAGATGTGTGTACCAGGGCGTTCCGCGAGTGTCACCTTCATGCTTAATGTGAAAAACCACATAAACGCCGTCCGCATCCAGCCGGGTTAGCGGCAGTCTTTGGTTCGGATCGGGCGCACTGAGAAGCACCTGCCAGATAACACTGTAGTCGAGCTTTACGACGTCCCCGACCTTGACGCGCGGATCGAGCAAAACTGTAAATTCCACTCCCTGCTCTGTTTGCTGCGGGGTTCCGATGATCGTCTGGGACAGGCCTCCGGGAGTCTGGGCAAATGACGCTCGACCGGTAGGAGGAGGTGGCGAATACGTGTAATCGACGTCCAAACCCGGAAAGGCGGGAGCCTCAGGAAGCGGAGATACAACATTTGCAAATGCATCTCCGACACCAGCAGCCACCGGGGAAGGCGGTTGGCTAACTCCGTTGAGACTTCGGATATTCAACCCATGCGGGCTGAACCACGAGAATAGGCTGTTATCCGCTGCAATCTTGGCGATGATCTCGTCAGGGCGCCCGAACATAGTCCGGCCACGAGGCAATGTCTTCTTGCTTAACGCTGCGCTATCGATTTGATCGATGGGAAGCGGCGTATAGGCGTTGGCGGCCATCTGCTGAACAATCTGTAATTGGGTGGCCCCTGCGGCGATTGCCAACGAGATGGTATTCTGTGCACCCTCTAATAAGCCAAGCAGGCATCTCAGCTCCAGCGAGTAATTCACAACATCGACTTTGGTCCACACTGGCTGAAACACGTAGCCTTGAAAGATAAGCCCCATCTGCGGATTGCCGGCGACGTATCCAGCCGAAAGTTCTACCCGGTCCCCTTGTTGGATGACGACGTTGAAAATGCCGGCTGTGCCGCTCGGCTCGGCGACAGGATTCACTTCCCCGGTATCTGACCCCGCACCTCCAAGCAGCGCCTGCGTCGTTGCAGGATTGAGATTCCAAATGGTTATGTTGGCGAGAACGTAGGCAGGACGCGCTCCATGCACGCCCCACTCCACATTGAACGTCATCTTGAGAGACTCGTTGCCCCAAGTGCTATTGGTGATAACCATCCGCGGTCCCTTTCGCAGTGTCACCACTAACTTGAACGCTCGCTGCCAATAACTGATGCCAGAGCCGTAAGTGCCTGGTAGTGCCGATGTGCTCATTGCATAGTCTCCCTGTTATGAGTTCTTTGTGATCCGGACTTACGGCGGCCAAGTCCGATGGATTAGACGCTCAGGCCCTCACATGCTGCTTCCGCGGTGCCTGAGTCTTCGAGCGACATGCCCCACTGCCTTAGCCATTCCTCCGCGTGCCTGCGAGGGCCGTTCCGCCACTGATCGAATACCCGGTGTCCTGCCTGTCCATAGCTGTCACGAGCCCAAAAATCCGCCGGGATGAACGCCACAAGATGCTCTAACAGCCCTGCGCGTGGGTTTCCTTGGGCTCGTTCGTACGTCCAGTAGTCCGCCTCTTTGTAAATGGCGACCGCTTCCGTCTCGAGCGTCCGCAACTCATCCAAGAGAGCGATACGGCGGATTAGGTTCGCCCCGAATCGTTGACGTACGGCCGTGCGCTGCTCCTGATCCAGTTGGCGCTCCGCGTCACGGGCGCGCCGCTCCAGTTCTTCGGCTGGCACATTCACCGCATTGAAGTCGGCGAGCTCAGCCTTGGCGGTCTCAAGCTTCCCCTTCAATTCTTTCAACTGTTGTCGCGCTTCCGCGGCCCGTCCTTCGAAGCTCTCATCGTTCGCGTCAGTGAGCGATGCCATGAGAGCTTGCATCGATTTCTGATGCTCTGCAAGTTCGTCCTGGGCATCCTGGACGGCTTCCTGTAGCGCGCGCCGCTCGCGCATGACACCCTTGGCCTGGCCGAGTGCTAAAGCGGCTGACGAAGACGGGGCGGGCACCACAACCGTGGGCGGTTCCCTCTCCGGGGATGTGGACGCAGCGGTCGGCCCCGCTTGCGGGATCGGTGGGATATACACCGGCCAAGGTTTCGGTTGAGCATTGGCTAGCTCGACTTGCCAAGCGTGCGGAGGTGGCTGCAAGTATGGCTGTACAAATGGCAGGGCAGCGATGTTCTCGGGAATGTCGTGCTCGCCCCTCTCGTACCTGTAGTGGCGGCCGTCGTGAGTTGAGTAACTGAATGCAGTAACTACGTTGTAGAGTGGCATGTGTCTGATTTGGTCCTTTCTGCGAGTTGCTTTAGCCCTCACTTGAAATCAAAGAAGGGACGCGACGTTACGAGAAGCGTCCCGGCGGGGCATTGGTTACTGTCGTTAGACAAGGAGAGACGGCAGCCCGGTTCCCCCCAAGCTCATTCGTTCAGATTCGTTTCCCTTTGTGCGCCGGGGTGTTTTGCGCTGTCTGGTCGGCCCAGCGTTCTTTGTTGGCCCGGTTTATTTGCCGAAGCACATCGAACTCACGTTCGGTGCTTTCCTTCGCTGCGCGATCACGGGCGGCCCGCTGGGACCACGCATACGCACTATCGGCCGTACCGAAGGTAAGGTGGCCGCGTGCGCGGGCGAGCTCGTCTCGTCTGGCTTGATCTGTTGTGGGCATGAGTTACTTTCTCCTTTTTCTTTGGATACTTAATCGTGGCCGGCCAGATGTTCTAGGTTGTCAGTCGGCATGCGGCGCGCGCTCATGCGTACACCTCTTCGAGCTGGAGCGAATCTCGGGTCTCGACAACGTGCCGGGCGAGGTAGTCTTCCAAATCGCCGACTAGGTACGAACAAACACCGCAAAGCTTCGTGTAACGCGGGCCCCGCTGTTCATGGCGCCACCGACGCAAGGTCTCAGGCTTGACGCCCAGAATGTCGGCAGCCCCTGCTGTACGAACGCGTTCGGCTCGATTGGCGGGGCTTGCTGCCGTCTGAGATTGCGGTTGACCGTTCGGAGTGTTCACAATCCATACCGGCGAAAATTCGCAGTTTTCGCCGCGTGTGGGAGCGCAAGGCTTGTAAGTTACTGAGCAGCTAACAAATAAAGTTCAGTAGTTTTTCAGGCTTGGAGGGCGACTTTTCGCAGGGGCACTCTGTAAGCAGCGTAGGAAGCGCTCGGTCGAAGGATGCCCTGGAGCCGAATTACGCCAGAATATAAAATGGTTAGTCGAGATTCCTTTATGACCGACGGCAAAATCATCCTCAATGGCCTTACCGATCCGCAGTATCAGATCATCGTCGAGCAAGCGGTGAATGGGCCCTACCGAGGCGTTGTGCGATTCGACGAAGGACAGATGCAAACAGAACAGGGAACGCTTGTTCCCGGAGGGCCCAACCAACCGCCCTATTACGCAGGCAACCCGATCTATGACAACGTGATTCTGATTTGGAATGGCGATGACGGATTGAAAGCGGTCAGAGCAATCGTTCAGATGTTGGTTCCGAGTGGAGGGTCAACAACTTAGGTCAGGGGAGTTTCGCCAGCGCCGCCCGGAGGTAATTGGCTCAAAGCCGGAAACCATTGAAATCCGCCCAGCGGGGGGAATCGTCGCTGGGCGACTGTGATCAGCAAAGCCGCGAAGACTGGGGCGCAAGCGGAAGGAGCAAGCAGGCAGCACTCAGCAATGTTGAAGGACCTAAGATTGGCGCGGTCCTGCCTCCTGACGAGATCAACCTCTCGAATACTTCAACTGCCACCCGGACCTGGAGGTCGAATTCGTAAGTGGCGACATGTTGAGAACGACACCCATCTAGGAAACTGGAACACCGCCGCGCAGGTCCTGCCGATAGCTTTCGCGCAGTCCGATCCCAAACCCCGCCCGGTACGCTCCCTCCAAAAATGGGATTGGTTCTGCCTCGATTTGGAATCTCTCCCGAAGCCACTTCCGAACCGCCTGAACGTCTTTCTTCCACTTGCTCCATCCCCCATCGTCGCGATCCTTGAGGGAAAGCGCCGGGCGCTTCAGAACACCCTCATGGCCGGCAAGCCGGAGGAGAAGGCGCCAGCGATCATCCGGTGTTCCGTCGCGCCGGTCGCAAAGTTGGAGATCTTCGTAGCTGAAGTTTCTTCTGCCCTGTGGGGTTGCAATCTCGACGGTGTGCTCGTTGTAAACCGTGATCATGATCTCGCGCCAGGAGGTGGATTCCCGGCGCAGTTTCACTGGCGGAACTGCGTCGGGAATCTGGGCCGCCGCCTGGTCGTCGCGGGAACTGCGAGACTCACGGTGCCACCCCATGCGATCGGCGAAGTCCGCACGCACATCTTCGGCCGTCGCAAGCACTAGCGCATCCGCTACTCGTTTGAACTCCTGACGCCGGGCCGCCATTCCCAGCGGTCCTAACTCCACTTGCGGCGGTGCTTCCATCCAGATCCTGACGAATGCGTTTAGGCTCCCCGTGAACACCTCGGCGCTCCCTGCCGCGCAGGTGGCGGCACGGGCCGCCTGTCGAAACAGCGCAACGTGAGCCTCGATCGCTTTCCCGAATAACTCGTCGGGCGCGCGCTGGGGGTCGGCAGCGAATAAGTAGAATTCGCGCTTGATGCGCGCACTGTCGCGCCAGGGGTCGGGATCTGAGCTGGCCTGTATATCCGGCTTCTGCCTTAGAGCTATAACTTGGGCCATTTTTAGTTACGGTCGGCTGGACGAGTCTGCGGTCAGTTGTCTGCCAATCTCGCCCAAATCTCCAGAACGCTCATCCCTTGCATCTGCAATGCTCCCTGCGTCCAGGCATCGACCTGATCATCGTTCGTTCCATTGGGAAAGCTTGCGCACTCATCGATAAAGCCTGGGACCCACGGGGCGAGGCCCGGGTGCGGCACATGCCAGTTGCCGGCTTCGAGTTCGGGACTGACCGCATGGGCTCGCGCCTGTTTTCCGCCCTGCGGGTTGACCTCGATCAGGCCAGTAATTTCCGTCTTCAAGGATTGAATGACAGCGGGACCGTTCGCCTTGTCTTCAACTAACTTCGTGGTGGCCCTCGGCCACTTCGCAGTGAGGCTTCTCACCGCCTGTACCGTTTGGGGCATGTCTAGCCGGCCGCGGACCTGGTCGAGAATGAAGCGCAGAGCACCGGTGTTGGCCTGTACTTGACCGACGACGTAGTCACTCGAATCCGTCGCCTTGAAGGCCATGTCCCAGCTCTGCTGTATCCGGTCGAAGCGTTCGGGAAGGTCGATAGCTTCCAGTTGTGCCAACTCCCCGTTGGCGAGCCGGACCGGGACGGGTGGCAAATTTATCCCCCGCGGTTTCCAATATCTCCACCAGTGGCGTTTTAAAACGCCGCCTTCCGCGGGGCTTGGAGTCTGTTGGTGCTGGCCGGCGTAGGCGTAGGAGCCGAGATCAATCTTACATTGAGCTATGACCTGTTTCGGGAAGAGAGCCGGGAAGAGCAGCTCGCCCTGTTCCTTGCGCGGATCTTCCCAGCCGATCGACGTGACGCATCGTCTTACCGGCTCGTATTCGCTTGGCAGGCACAGCACCGTGTATTTGCCAGAGGCGATCATTTCTCCGTACGGATCGGACTCATGAAGACGCTGGCCGATGGCAACTTCCCAATCGCGGGAGAGGTTGTTCCGGCGAGAGGACATGGTCTCTCGCACCCATTCACAGGCTCGCAGGCGCTCCGCATCGGAGTGAGCCTGATCGCGGCTGAGAATGTCGTCGTAGATGATGCCATTGCCGCGGTGCCCGGTTCCTTGGCCAGTTACGCTAACCGAGCACCGAAAGCCGGTCCTCGTGTTGTAGTAGAGATCCTTCTCGTTGGCGTCTTCCTTGAGCGTCCAGTCCGGCCTGAATGTCTCCCGATACCAGGGTGACATCACCAGATCCCTGCAGCGCACGGCATCGCGCACCGTGAGCTTATGGGCATAAGTGGCGCAGAGCAATTGGTACGTCGGATCCTTCAGCCACAGCCAAGCCGGGAACTGCACCGCGCCAATGATGGACTTGGCATGTCCCGGCGGGACGTTGATCAACAGGAATTGGATCTGCCGATCGGCCACTGCCTGTAGATGCTCCGCGATCGCATCGATGTGCCAGCTTGCCAGAAACCGCTCAGACGGACGAACTGTCGTCCAGGACTCCTCGATGAACCTCCGGAGGCTCCGGCGCATCCGCTCCGCTTTGAGGCTCATCAGTTCTGGCTGCGGCCTCGAGAAGCTTCTCGAGTTGGTCGAGTTCATCGTCCGTGAGCCGGGTGTAATCGTACTTGTCAGCATTGTTTGTCTCCAGTCGTAAGGTCTGAGTGGTCGGCCAGAAGCGAACGAGGAGGTTTTGTACGGCCCATGCTTCGCCACGCCTGCTCGCTTCCCACAACAACTTGGCGGCCTCTTCGGGCGTGCCCTCGTTCGTGATCGCGTCGACCAGCGCCGCTTCGAACTGAACGCGCGATCGCGGCTTGCCCGCCGGATTGCCGGATTCCCCGGGCTGGAAGCGGTGCGGGTTGCCCGGCGCAAATACCTTTGCCGGATTTGCGGATTCGCCGGGAAGAAACCGGCCTGCTCTATCTCGTGCCATGATCGGCCTC